GTGAAGACACCATGGTTCAACCATACAGCTATACAAAATGTACTCAGCACCATTGGTGTTGAATATACAATGGCTGACAAAGAATCGAAAAGCGTACCATACGTCAATATTGCTGACGTTAGCTTTTTAAAACGTACTTGGGTATGGAACTCAGATGTTCAAAACTGGGTTTGTCCACTAGAGGAAGCCTCCATAATTAAATCATTAACTATGTGGGTCCCTTCTAAGACTATTAACTGTTACCATCAAATGGTAGCTGTTATTTCAAGTGCTAATTCGGAATATTTCTTTTATGGTAGGAAAGTATTTGAAGAAAAACATTTGTTTTTTAAACGGCTTTTAAGTGAAGAGCCCTATTGTTTTTATGTGAATGAATCCACATTACCAACGTACGATGAATTGGTTGAAAGATTCAAGAGAGCTTCCTTAGCTCTGCAAAAGTAAAATTTTGCAATTTCTGATGGGCTGAACCATCCATCAGATCTTAAATTTTGGTTTCCGAAACGAAATATTGAGGAGGTTAACCGAGAAATTAACCAAAATGTTGAGACACTTACTACAAATAGTGTCCCTGATTGTAAATGCAGGAAAGTTTACACTCAGAGTATTGAGTTTTCTAAAGAACAACAAGAGAGCAAGAAGAATAGTGGGATGCTTCATTATTATGATCCCATTCCTATTTCAACTCTTTCTAATGGAATTCTATCCGTTCATGGTGATCCTGACAATTATCTCGATTATTTGGATTTTATAGATTCCATGTCTGTTCAGTCAGCTGATCTCGTTGATGCAGAGGTAACTCTGGATCATTCAGCAGAGATTGGATCAACTAAGACGAGTGAGGTGCTCACATTTATTGATAGTTCTACTGGTCTTATTGATGATGAGGGTTATAAACCCAATCCAATAGCCTCATTATCTGCTACTAAAAACACATCTTTGGAGAATTTCCTATCCCGTCCAACATTAGTTGACACGAGATCTTGGGCTACAAGTGATGTTGTTGGTAATCTTTATACATCTATTGAACCATGGTACGAGTTCCTTAATAACGCTGTTATTAAGAAGAAACTTGAAAATTACGCTTTCATTAGGGGTAAGCTTTGCATTAAAATAGTT